TTGGTTTGTTGACCTGATTTAAGTTGGGCTAAGAAGCTTTGAGATAGCATGTATGAAAAAATCCCTAATAGTGTTACTTATTAGGGATAATAGCAGCTTTACTGTTTGTTGGCACTAATTGGAGTACTGAGTAGTGAACTCCACAATAAGTCTGTCAAAGTCTCCATCACTAAGCGCATCAGTGCCATGATACTCAGCTTTAATCTTTCTAGCCTGAGCAGACATTTCATCAAACTTGTCTAAAACCTGTTTCTGGGACATAGTTTTAGATTGGATGTTATACACCTTACCGATAGCTTGAGCAGCAGATTGCTTGCGAATCTTACCAACAGAACTATTAAGGTAGCCAGTGAACGAACTACCTTTCATGTAACCCTTGTCAGACAGTGCTGCTTCCATAGCCTTTAGCATAGTAGCTTGGAACGCAGCCGTATTCATCTGGCTCATGTCCATGTTAAGGGCTGCTACCGTTTGTGGTATCATCATCTTAAGCTGCGCTGCATTTTGTTTAGTATAATCGTCATCACCGTGCGCAGTAGCTGCGACATCTGCCAACGCGCTAATTTGCCCGTTGAACGATTTAAGCTGTGCGTTTTTAGCTTTTTCCAACTTAGCACCATCTAAACTCTTATTCTTGCCTATCTCGGAGTTAAGTTTGTTTATCTGCGCAACGGTACGAGTAACGTCGACCTTATCACCGAACTGCTTAACTAAGTCATTCTTGGAATAGCGTTCGTCACCAGTTTCAGTGTAATTAAGCAGTGCTTCTTTGTCGATTAGACCAACAAGATACTCATTAGCCACGGCAGCATCGCGCTGTTTTTTGGCTCTAAAGTCTTCAAAACGTTTAGCCTGACGAGTGGTGAAGTCTAATTTAAAAGAATCTATCTGTGATTGGGTAGGCTTGAGAGGCTTACCCGCTTCATCAGCAGCTTCTTTACGTTGCTCTAACCCAACAACACCAGTTTGACTAAGGTTGACCTCAGACGGTTTAATAGGGAACTTAAATTGGTCTTCTTTAGCATCAATACGGGCTTTAAGTGTTCGCATTTCTGACCGATCAATAACCTCAAAATCACCGGTGCCCTCATCATCAGCCAACATTTGCTTGTACTTCGCTTTATCAGCAACGTAGTTCGGTCCAAGTGCCTTATCACGGGCTGTGACCTGTGCTTTAGTTGGGGGAGCTTTGTCTGGGGCTAGAAAACCTTGACGTTTAAGGTTCTCACCCATCTGCTCAGGTGTAGCAATATCTGTCAAACCAGTCTGAGGGTCGGCCGCGACACCCGCACGAACATAGGCATTAGCCTTTTCAGCGTTGAACCCATTCTGTGTGGCAGTCGCTTCAAGCCCAGCAACGTGTTCCTCAAGCGCAGGAAGACGGTTGTTAGAGATAAGCATTGGTGAAGACTTTTGATCATGTGGGTTGTCCGTAAAAGGGTTGAAACCTCCCTTAGAGCCGACCCCTACTGTACTAGTGCCATCACCATTATCTTCTACCTCAACGCCTGTGCCTGTGCCACTCGCACCCCTGCCAACCATTGAGCCTAACTGGTTCTCGTAAGCACTGTTTTGCGCATCAGTCTCCACATCGAACTCAAAGTTTTGGTCGTCACGGATAGTGTCAATAGTTAACTGTTTAGCCGATGTTTGGTCTTTAATCAGTTTTTGCTGACGCTCGAACTCCGTATTCTGGTTATTGCTAGTGCGATTAGCCCGAGTGTTTTGCTGTGAAGCCAAATCGTAGTTTCTATCCGCATTAGAATCAGATACAGCATCACGCTCCTTGCCATATTCGACAGCATCAATACGTTGCTCGTTAGACTCAAACCAACGCTTGTCAGCTTCAACATCACGACCATCACGATACGCCTTTTCTTCAGCACGTACCGATTTACGTTCGGCACGGTTTCGGTAATCTTGTACGAGGCCAACAATTAAGCTGCCCCCATTATTTCTATATCCTTGGGCCATTACACGGCTCCTCCTATCATTCCGCCAGTCGCACCACCCGCAGCAGCCCCAACAGGACCACCAATCATTCCACCCGCAACAGTTCCAACAATGGACAATGCCTGTGATGCGAAACCTTTCTTGGCAGCATCGTTACGAGCATCGCGTTCTGACTTAGCTTTTGCAGCAGTAGCCATTGACGCAGTACCATTATTTGCAAGCTGTTCACCAATACCCATAAGTTGCTGTCTAGTAGCAACTCGGTTATTACGTTCGGTTCGTTTAGCTGTGGTATTAATACTTCCCTCGGCCAATGTCGAAGCCCGAGTAATATTCTTAGTCTGGGAATCGCGCTGTGAGGCTAATAGCGCACTAGAACGACCAGTGTTAAGTCGTGCCGCCATTCCTTGAGAACGTTCTTCTAATCGCCCAGATTCGACCTTGCCACGGGAAGTTATGCTCGTATCATCAATAGATGCAGCAAGTTCATCAATCATTGGCGCTTGGTTAGCGTTAAAGTTGGCTAATTGCTTCTGATAAATCTTAGCCATTTCAGTTTCTGGATTAAGTCGTGCCATGTTACAGACCTCCCCATTTGCCATCATTATCTAAATAATTTGAGCTATCTTTTGCCCGTTTAGCATCAATAGCCTCGCTATCCCACTTCTTGCCCAGTTGATCAACAGTAGCGAGCGCAACACCATCAAGTGCTGTCTGCTTAATCTGGTTATCAGCCACGAACTCAGCATTTGCCTTACCAGTTTCACGATTAGCAATAGAACCTACAGTCCTGAGCGTTTGGGCAGCACCACGAACTGCACTCTTGGCACCCGCAGCTTTACGCTGAACGTTAGACATGCCAGTACGGGATGTCAGGCTAAACTGCTCGGCATCAGCCTTAACAGAGGCCATTGAGTTACCCGCCAATTTGTTACTGCCCATGCCCCGTGACTGCTTGACACGTTTTTGCATAGCAATAGCATTAGACGCACTAGCTTGAGCACCTTTAGCGCCAGTAGCCTTGTACCGAATATCACCCTTTGCAGCAGTAGAATTGCTGTCGGTGATAGCGAAACCTTTGTCAGTGACACGTTTAGCAAGCTTTACGCGGTCATACTCGGACTCAGGAGTCTTTTCCTTTTTACCACCCATTACAGCAGCTCCTTGGTGAAATAATCGTTAACCTTTGTGAAACCGTTGGCAAGAGCGACTTTTCGCCATGCTAACCGTCCACTTCTGAATGACAGTTTACTACAGTTATGCTGTTTAGCATAATCAGCAGCAGCACTAATATGTGCAGAGAAGTTTGAGCAATAGAGATCGAATGTTCCTGCACAGATGACAAACATCTCATCCTTTTCCCAAGAGGCAATCATGTAGCCATCGTCACCCACCGAATGAAGTGTAACGCAACCATCGGCTACCAGAATGCGTAAAGCCCCGGGTTCAACACCTGAGGCTCTTTGCTGTATTCTTTTTACGTAAGGAACTAGTTGGTCAAAGACCTCTAAAGCATCAGATACTAGTAGAGGCTCAGAAACTTTTACCACGAGAACCCCTTGTTGAACTTAGCAGGTTTTCTTAAGCGTGAGCGAAGCTGTTTGGCTTCTCTTTTGGCCTTGGCTATGCAGACTTGGAAGTTACGCTCATGATTCAAAGCACCCTTAACGTCTGTCCAGTCTTTGCCATGCATTGACTTGAGTCGATATAGTGCGCCACTTCGAATAGCTTCAAAATACTTATCAGCCAGTTCGTCAGGAACTTCTTCGATGTTACGTGTAGGTTTGACAATTATGCCAATCTCACACTCCGCTTGCTCACTAACAGTATCGACAAATAGTCGTCCTGCAGTAGCGGCGAACTCGGTAGGGCGACCAATAGCCGCAGGGTTGATATCAGATAACTTGATACTGGTCAGTTCTTCCACACCATCAGAATATTTAACTTTCGCATAGTCATTAGCTAACACGTAAGTCTCAGTAGGGAGTAACAGCAAGTACTCAACAGTATCGGGTACTAACGTAATACCCTGCTTGAATCTCCATGCTTCTGACTCACCAAAGAACTCTTGTATAGCAAATTTAACGGCTCTGATAACAGTCTCGTCGAGGCACGATGGTACCTCAACAACCATATCATCTACCCATTCCTGAATTGAGGTCATAAGTTAGCTCGGTGTAGGTTGACGTTGAGAGGCACTACGCCCCTCAAAGGCTTTATCAGTAATGCCCATCTGCGAGTTGAATAGTTGTAAGAAATCACCCGCACGTTTCTGTGCAGCATCACTTTCAACCTGTTTCATAAAGGCTCTGAACAACACGTAGTTGGCCACTGGTGTAGCGTAAATATCTTCTAATGGAAAGTTATCAACTAAGGCAGTAACAACCGTTGGGTTGACTCCTGCAACGATAACTAGACCTGAATCGGCAGCACCCGTTGATGGTGGGTACACATGAAATGTCTTAGGGTCAGTACTAGAAACAGCATAGCGCAGTGCAACACCCTTTTTGGTAGAGCTTCTCCAGTTAGGCATTTCATTATCAAGGTCTTTTCGTTCAGCGCGTCGAACAACACGACCCTCAACACCCACAACATGGTTGCAGATAACTTCGAGTAACATGATACCGCCAACGGGTAGCGTTTGGAGCGCACCCGCAACAGGAATCATGTTGGTTGTACTGGACGATGCAGCAGGGCGAATACGGGCAACCTCTAAACAGGCTTCGTTTAGGTGCATGATAAGCTCTGCATCACCCCATAAAATACCACCCTCATCAGTGTCACGTAACAATGTACGGACTTTTTGGGTAAGTATACTAGCTACTGTCATCGTCATTTTTTAGCGCCTTATTGAGCGTTTAGGTTGTTTGCGGCTCTGGTAGCAGCAGCTTTCTTAGCTGATTCAGAACGCTTCTTAGCAGCTTTAGCTTCGGCAGCTTCAGTAGCAGCTTCAATGTCGGCTTCGGCAGAGGCATCAGCCATTGCATTAGCACGTATACGAGCAGCATTAGCTTCACTAACCTGTAGGTCAACATCTTCTTCGGCAAGCGCAAGTTCTTCTTCGATAGCAGCTTCACGAACCGCTTGTCTAAAGTCATCTGATGGGATCAAACCCGCTTTCAGACATTCTTCAACTAGTAATTCTGGTACTTCGACTTCTTCTCCCGCTTCGAAACGAACGGTTTGTCCCATCAAGGATGAAACACAGACTAGTTTACGTTTGAAATTTTTAATTAGCATGTTAGGGCACTCAGTTTAAATATAAAAAATAGGGGGAGCGCCACCGTCCGTGGCAGCTACCCCAACAAGGTCTTAGATAGCGATGTCGATTGCAATTACACCGTAATCTTGCTTGACTTGCGCATCAGCAGAAGTTTTAGCGAACTTGAACGTAGGCTTCTTAAATCCGAACATTTTGCCGTATGCGATACCGCCACGGTTGTTGTAATCGAACTTATCTTCGTCCCAGTAACCACCACCTAAATCAACTACAGCTAGTGCTTGAGCACCACATAGTAATGCACGACAACCATCTACAAGGCCACCCGCACCCCATTTAGCAGCAGCAGCCGCGCCAAAGGTAGTTGGTACGTGACGGAACTCATGGATGTGAACACCATCTACGATAAAGCTGTCACCACCTTTCCATACAGAGTTACCTGAGCCACGTACAGAAGCGTGACGAGCATTCTCTTTAAAGTCAGGGTCAAGTTTTAACTTAGCCATTGCTAACGGGTGTAAGAACAAGTGATAAGTCTCACTACCACCATTGCCACGAATACCACGTAAGTAGCGAGTCTTGGCTAAGGCTTGAAGCTTAACGATATGTTGGTAACCCAAAGTATCGGTTGCAAGCAATGCAGAGTTGTTGCCCGGCACTAATTCAGCACCACTTACTTGTAAGTAGCGTTCGTTTGATGGAGCAGAAACATCTGAGGCGAATGATAAGTCACCTAAGTTTTTACCCGTTGCATTAACAGCACGTGTACGACCGTCATTATGGCGAGTGTAAGCCATACCCGCTAAGGTCAAGAATGCCATTTGGTCACAACGGTCAGCAAGCCAGTAAGTTAACTGGTTTAAGCCAGTCTTACGGAATTTAACAACAGATTTTTGGTCAGTGATACGACCCGTGTTACCTACAGCGTGACGAAGTTGGTCAATCTGAACAACATCTTGTACTGCTTTCATGGCTTCTTCATTGCCTTCAAGCTCGTAATCACCTACTACACCATCACCCTCTAAGTCAGGCACTAATGGAACAACGGCTTGTGTGCCACGTTCACTTTTAGTTAACTCAGTGATTCGGTAGATTAATGATTCTTGGCTTGTACCAATGAATTTTGATGTGAACATTTTCTCACGCGCTTGTTTCCAAACGGTGCGTGACCATACTTTTTTAGAGTGGTCGTCTAGTGCGGCAAAGTTAGTTTTAGCCATTTTCGTGTCTCTCCGTTAAGCCCCTGATTGCGTTTAAGAACGACAAACTAAGGACGATATAAAAAATCGTATTAAGTTATTTACTGTCGTCCCGTAACGTGGGTCTTTCGAAACACAAAAGCTGAATGTGGGCAGGATTGTTTTACAAGGCATCACCTTGACGATAAAGGGATAATAGCACCGCTAATATCCCTTGTAAACAGTGTTACTGTTATTTAGTTATACGAAGTCGCCACGGGCTTTAGCTAGGGCTTCTTCGGTTGCTGCACCGAACTCGTCGTCTGACAACTCAGCTAAAGGTTTCTTGAGAGCTTTAGCTCGACTAGGATTACCTTGCAGCTTACCTTTCTCTTTCTTAGCCAGTTCAAGTTTCTTCTTGATGTTAGGCTTCTTGACAGTAGGCTTTTTCTCGACTGCTTTAACAGAACGGTCAGTCAGCTTATTATCCAAGGCAACAAGTCGGGTTGCTTTCTCAAGTGCTTTCGCTGGGCTTAAACCTTTCGTTTCGAATGCATCGCGTAGGTCAAGCACATCTTCAATCATAGCTTTATCAGCAGAGTCAGAGTTGCTATCAAACTCAGGGTATTGCTTGGTAATGTCAGCAGCTACACTAAGCAAGTCAGTCGTGTCTCGGTCTGCTTGAATCTCACTACGAGCATCATTACGAGCCTCGTCACGAACACCGTTTACTGCTTTGTTAACTTGTGCCTGAGTCATGTTCGAGAACTTTTCAAGAGCTTTCTCATCGTTACCATCTAGGATAGCGTTCGACATTTCTTTGAAGTCATCAAGGGTGAATGCAGGAGTATCGTCGACAACCGGTGCTTCTTTGGCTTTGGCCTTAGGAGCAGGGTTATCGGCAGCTGCTACAAGTTCAGCAATACGGTTTTCTAATACTCGACGCTTATCGACTTCTTTGTTCAACCGTGACAGAGGTACTCGATTGTCTTTAGACTCAGTATCTTTCGCAGGGTCTTTCTTCTCGACATCAGGATTTTCGTCTTCTTCGCCGACAGTTTCTTCTTCTTCTTCATCGTCAGAGTCCTCATCGTCTTCGTCTTCTAAGTCATCATCGTCTGAATCGCTATCGTCATCATCAGAAGATTCGTCGTCACCACTATCGTCACTATCATCTTCTTGATCATCGGTTGACTCATCTTCATCGTCGTCTTCCTCAATGTCATCTAAGCTGTCGTCTAAGTCGTCTATTGACTCCAAGTCGTCATCTTCCCAATCATCAGTGCCACCAAGGTCGCCCATGTTTACTTCGAGAGGGTCTAAGTCGATTGATTTATCTTTAATTGTCATGCTGCTTTACCTTGTTGTTGGGGTTTTGGGTTGGTTCTTGCAATCGCCTGGTCCATAGACTTCATTGCTATTTGTGACGCTAGTCGCTTATCGTTCATAGAACCTTGGTTCTGGTGTCCTTTGGCTGCTAGTGCTATACGTAGAGAAATATCTTGCTTGTGCATGTCGCGTTGTTGGTTAAGCT